CAAGCGGGTCATTTGCGTTATCGTCATCTTGATCCGCCATTATTCATATCCGCTTATCTCTATTTATCGTGTTCTCAGCGGGGTATAGGCTGATTGGTGCGGGGGATTGCTCCCCCGCTTTGGTCGTTACGCAGTCAAGGTGCCTGGAATCCCCGTCAGCCAAACAGAACAGCTTGTCTCGGTATTGGCTCCATCGGCATCGGCCCGAGAACTGCCGGTAACATCTCCAGCTGCAGGTGTCGCCTGATTATCATCAAAACCAGAACCAGAGCTATCCCATATCAGAGACTCACCCACCTTGAATACGCCGGCGCTGACTTTTGCTGCTGTTACACCACAGTTCACGCCCACACTTCCTGTAGCATCATCTGCGATATCCACAAGGGCAATGCCAAGAGTTGCGTCACCCAGAGCACCCATGACCACGATCGCACCGGCCAAAACAGCAGAGCCCGTTTCGTTCATCCACTGTCGGGTCTCCATGTGATTTGAATTATAAACAAGTGAAGTCATTATCGTTCCTCAGTTCCTAGTTGATGTACCTGGGTCGGCCAGAGTAGTTGGCCGACCCCTTGTGCTATCGATTTACATTGTCAACCTGCGGTGAATTATGCTGCTCCAGCGTTGACAACTGCCCCTTCAAACCCGACACCGGAAACGCCGAAGTCCAGACGAGCCTTGTACTGCGCACCGTCGACTTCCCATCCATCCTTTGTGTCGAGGAAAGGAGCTTGCTCGCCATCGAGGAATGACACCTCCAGGACCGGTGCTTCGTTCGGATCAGCAAATGAGTAACGAATAGTGCCGGATATCCGAGGCGTATCAACGATATCATTGTAGAGTCCACGAACGCTGTTCGGTCGTTTCTGCTGCTTGGTGGCTTCGTCGTTGTACTCTTGCGCGTTCAACTCACGCGCCGCACCCCCAAGACCGATCGGCAACAGGAGAATGCTTGGACGCAGATCCAGGTAATCATTACCTGAAACATCGGTCTGACTCGCCATCAATACGCGATCAGCGTCGATGGATGCAACGGAGATAGCAGCACCAGTACCGACATTGGAGTGATCGGCGTGAAACAGTGTTACAGAATCACTAAGGGTCGGTCCCATTCCGCTGTTCAATGCCAGCGTCTCGTAGACTTTGGCCTCGATTGTTCGGCGAGCGGATCGGCCAAGGGCGTTTGCTAGACCAACGAAAGCGCCGAGATCATCGTTGATGATGGCCTGCCGGCTGATATTAATCAGGTTGCCCTTGGTGTCGATGCTAACCGATTGCTTGCGACCATCCGGAATCTGCTTGTTCTCGAACTCACCCAGCTCGGTCAGATCCTCCAAGTTCCCCAGACTACCCACCATGTAGCGGTTGTGAGCGCGAAAATCAGAAACGCTGCCAGTCGCACAGAAGCGGGACCAAGTATCAATCGTCAGGGCATAGCCAGACAGGAGAGCCTTGTGCATGGCATTTTCCAGCAAGACTGAAAAGTCACTGGTCGACTGAGTGAAGCCTGCAGCAACCACTTCCATCTTGCTCATGCCTCGGGCATCGATTCCCGCCCGGGCCAGACTGTCGCGGCACATATCCAACAGCGTCATACCGCGCCATGGGTTACCCTGCGTTTGCACACTCTTGCCGTCTTCCTTTTTGATATGAGAGCGGGCGAGGATGATGTTCGTTACCCCCTCGATGCGTTTGTCCTGCTCGTCTTCGATGCAGATTGCCCCGGGTTGATTGATGGATTCATAACCCTGGCCAACCATCTCCAAGGCCTGCTGGCGCACCATGTCGACGGTAATCGAAGGATCGGCCATAACCTTGTCCTTCAGCTCAGTCATGCCCTTGACGTGCATGTGAGGAGACAGAACGGCGATCACTTCATTATTGCGAGCGGTGATTTCAGCGTCACGCTTCTTGATAGCGGCGGCCTCGATCTCGGTGATGTTGATGCCGGTCGGTTCGTTGCCCGCCGGGGTCGTTTCAGTTTTCTTGGGCATGATGCCCTCCTGTTTTCCTGTTGATAGATTGGCGGCGGGCAGCGCCGCCGTTGGAGGTGAAGCGATTGACTCAAGTGATTTGAATTTGCCGAAGTCGATACCATCGGCGCATGCGGCAATATCGACCGACTCAGTGGTGTCGTCGATCATGCCTAGATCCAGGGCCTCTTGAGCCGTGAAGTAGTGATCTTCGCCATCCTTTAGCCAGCCATCGATAACGTCTTTGCTTGGGCCGCCAGAACGGACATAGGCCGAGTTCATTGCGTCGGCGTACTTATCAAGTACATCGGCTTGACGCCGCAGTGCCTTCGAGTTCCCGGAAGCGAAGGTCATCGGCGCATGAACCATCAGCATTCCGTTATCCGCCATGATCACGGTGTCGCCGGCCATAGCGATCAATGACGCGGCCGAGTAGGCTACGGCATCGACCTCAACGGTCACCGACCCGTCATGTCGACGAAGTGCATTGAAGATGGCGATACCATCGGCAACCGATCCGCCGACGCTGTTGATTCTGACAGTGAGATCCTTCCCTTCGACATCCTTCAGCTCTTCAATGAGTCCTTTTGCTGTGACAGACTCGTCATCCCAGAATGAAGGCCCGATGTTTCCATAGATCAGGACTTCGGCTTCGTCTTTGCCCTTTGCGTTGATCTCGTACCACTTGACCGGCGCGTTCAATGACTGCTTGTGTTTCTTTGGCATAACTCAGTTTCCTTTGTCGGATTCACTTTTGATCAGCTCGAGAGCGAGCATTGTTTGTCGCCGGCCGCCTGACATCTGACCTGGGTTCTTGTCGTCATCATCCTGAGAGCCGCCTTTGTCTTCTTCCGCTGGAGAGGCGAGATCTTTTTTCTTCTCCAGCCAGCGTTTTTGATTGTCCAGGACATCGCGCGGATTGCGTCCGCTCTTGCGAATGATCTCCGGGCCGCTCGAGTGCAGGTTTTCTTCCAGGGTTCCGTTCGCGACAGCTTCTTTGAGTGGGTCGATCCATGGCATCTGGGGCGGTATGAACAGCGCGTCACCAATGGTTAGTGGATCCACGTTTGATGGAATCACGAGCTCGCCAGATAGAAACGCCATCTCCAGCATCCGGTGGTAATTCGGCCGAACGAACTGGCTGGTGAATTCCGATGCCAAGACACCGTAAGCCCCATACCCTTCCACCAGTTCCTGGCGCTGAGCCGAATACGTCCCGTTGTAGTCTCCAGAGATCGCCGAGTAAGTGAGACCGATACCGCGGCCTGCAGCACGAAGCTGACCGTTCCTGTGTGGCTCCAGTTGATTGCTCGGCCGCTTGGTATCGATGGTTCCAATTTCTTCGCCGATGGTCAGGTCATCAAAAACCATGCCCGGGCGGAAGCGGAGATCCCTTGAGACTGGATCTCCCGTTTCATCGTCCACCAGTTGAGTGTAAGCATCGGGAGAGCCTTTCTTGATGTATGCCGCCATCGAGGCCGCCACCTTGGCCGCGATCCGCTCGCTCTCTTCGTAGTCCTTTATGTCATCGAATCGGAGCAGGACGGATGCGAAGATAGAAACACCGCGCATCTGGCCTATTCGATCGACCATCTTGACGTGCATGATCTTATCGGCCGAGACTCGCTTCGTTTTCGATCCTGAATAGAAAAGACGGGCGTCGCCTGGGTGATCCTTGTAGAGGTGATAGGCGACCGGGCGCTTCCAGGCATTCACTTCGATGCCGGAAATGATTCTCGGTTTGCCGTCCTTGTTATAGCCGATCGGAAGCAGATCAGGCTCGATGAGTTCGATCGAATAAGGAACCCTGGTCCCGTGATCAAGAGAAGGCATCAATCCGCTGATGCCTTGAGACAACATCTCCCCATCCCGCAACCATGTTCGGCCGGCAATTCTCTGAGACGATGGCCAGTCATGTTGACCGGTCACTTCCGGGTGAAGAGCCCAGTCGTTCAAAGCCTGCTGCATCTGGTAGGCAAATTCGTCATGTATCTCGCCAGTAGTCGTTCTTGGACATGGCTCGATCTGGATGCCGTTCTGACCTATGAAGCCTTGAACCAGAGTATTCAATGCTCCCCTGGAAAGATCGTGATTCTGATCAAGATGACGTGCTTGCTCTCGAAGACTCAATCCGGCTTTGATGATCGCGCTGTCAGCCGTTCCCTTCTCACGACGCTGCTTGTGTAAAGTGCTTTGTCTTCCGGCTTCGTAGTAGGCCTTGACTGGAACCCCGCCGCGCCACCGAACGATCATGCGTCGGTTAATCATCGGCGAAGCTCGCGAGTTGGTGTCGTGGATACTGGCGCGGAGTTGTCTCTGAAGCGTTGATCTCGGCTTCGATTAAATTCTTTGCCTGGATCATTTCATCCATCGATCGATAGGTTTCAGATCTCCCATTGTGTGACCAGGAGAGTGTCCCTCTTGCAATCGCGGCTTTGATCTTGTCAAGATCGGCTTGTGTGTATGCCATGCGGGAAGCATGGGATAGGGGGAAAAGCGTTTTAAGGCAGAATTGTAGCTATCAGAGATTCCAGTCGTCAGAACCGAACCCCTGGTTATGCGGTTTCAGGCCTTGAAGATAGATTGAAATGATCCTATTGACCGTCGATATTTCAAGGTCGAAGATCCTGCAGAGATCCTGTTTCTTCGTCCCGTCCTTCCATTGTTTTATCAGTCGAATGTTCCGGAGCCGCTTGTCAGGAACTGGAACGTAGTGACGCTCGCCGCCATAGTTTTCCCGGACATCTTTCTGAATTGCTCGAATGATCAGGACCGAGGCCGTTTCCTCTATTCCAACGCTTTCGCAAATATCAGTCAGTCTGTCGCTGATGTAGTCAACAAGATCCTGGTGATTGTCGTTCACAGGTTCCACTCGTCAGAGCCAAACGGGCTTGGACTTGCCGGCTGTTTCTTCGCTTTTGGTTTGCTCTTCTTCCCTCCCCTCCGATTGCGTTTCGATATCCCCCCGATCCGGACAGCAAGATAGGCCAGCGCCTCGGCATCCAGAAAGTGATTGTCCTTTGAGACCTGAACCCAGGTGACCTGCCCCGATGGTTTGACGACGCGCTGCTCTGCGATGATCTGTTTGCAGTAATCCTCGTCGATGTCGGACGGGAGGAGCCAGACGCCATCCTGATCCTTTGGCCAGTCGATGCGGGCATGCACCCAGGACTTCATCACATCCGAGTCAACGTGCCACA